GTTCATCTTGCGTCAGAACCCTTTCGGTCAACCCGGCCAGAGAAGAGAACGAAAAGGCTTCCGTGTCCATCTCCATCGTCTGGCTATACCTGTCAGACCAGTTGTGCGGGGTATTCAAGACCGGCAAACCGTTGTATGTAGGGTAATCGGTCATGTCCGGTGTCGGGACTGAAAAACGCTCGTCAAACTCTTCAAGCAGGCGCAAGGAGACTGTGCCGTCACGATCCGTCTTCCCCGTGACCGTCGTCTTTGAGTCATCGACACGACCCTGGAAGAATGGGGCTACAAAAGATCCCGCCGGCCAGTCTTGTGTCACGGCCTCGGCCAGGGAGAGCACACTTGTCGAAACGCCCGAGACCTCCACAACCTCGTAAGAACCACCGGACACGATAATCGCGAGGCTGTCAGCCTGGAAAAGACGAAAGCCGGTTTCCAGAACCGGCAAAGAGGTTGCCCCGGCACTAACTCCCACCGCAAGAGCGGTCGCGTCTGTCCATAGCGGCACCCCAAATATCTTCCCATGTGCCGTATAGAGCCGCTTTTTCAGCATCTCGGATTCAAGACCGGTGCGGGCTTGCACTGTAAACTCGAAGGCGCGTCTTGGTGCCGACAAAAGGCCGGATCGTTTTTCATGCCCGGCGAGCCCGCGCTTGATGGTCGTCTTCCAGGCATATTCCATACGCAAGGTATCGGACCAGTCAGGGCGCACGGCAAGGATCTCGTTAGCTATCACCTAGTCCCCCACTATTCGCCGGACAGTCTGGCTCCGCGTAGAGATGATATTCATAATCGCATTTTGACCCTCAACCGATGCCAGATAGCGATCCAGTTCTGACTTATCAGTTAGGTTGACAATAGTGGTCTGCTGTGGGGGCCGAGAAGGGGTATTTTGCCGTCCCACCTGCCCACCGTATGCAAACCCCGGCCCCGCGTACGCAGGACGAATAGCGGGCAAGTGGACGCTTGAGAGTAGGTCCCTGGGTACCAGTCTTTGCCTCAAGGCCTCCATGACACGGACACCATAGTGCCTTACGGTAGGCCGATCCATCATGTATTCGCCCGGGGTTGCCCTGATCGTCACATTGTCCGCACGAGCCCCCTCATCTGGACCACCTATCAGGCCACCGTAGGCGTAGCCCTGGGGTTTAGCGGACTTGATGGCGGCTACACGGGCCATGCCACCGGCTACCGCCGCGGCTGCCGCGGCGACGGCCAACGGAATGGCCCACGGTCCACCAGCGACAAGCATATCATCGTACGCTTTCTGTGCACTGGAATATGTGGAGATAATCGTCTCCGCGATTGCAAAGGCTTGATAGACCTTGAACATAGACTCGCTCTGCGCCAGCCCAGAGGCATACAAAGCCTGCATCGAGTCGGCCATGCCCCCCACAAAATCTTTAGCCCATGAGATGCGTTGTTCGTATAGCGATTTTTGGTGAGCAGCTTTTTTGTTTTCGATTTCCTGTTCTTGAAGTGCTTGCGCTTCCAGCAGTTCCTTTTTGGATGCTCCGTGTTCCGAAAGCATTTCCAATTCACGAACATGTTTCGCCTCTATACCTTCGATTTCGAGCGCAAATCGGCCCTCTACGTCATCTTCTTCGAGTGCCCGGCCGCGAAGATCCCGCAAAGCCTCATCCTTGTCTCGTTTTGCGTCAAGGGCGTTCTGTTCTGCGTCGGCCTCAAGATCCGCAAGCTCGATTTCAGCGCGTTTCCGTTCCTCGGCCTTGATCCTTAGTTCTTCTTCGAGCTTCAACCGGGCTTTTAGGATCTGCTGCAAGAGATTTCTTTTCTCGGCCTCATTGATCATGCCGTCATACTGCGATTGCATCCGTGCAATTTCCGCTGTTCCGGCACTTTTCGTAAGCGCTATTTCCTTGTCGATCCCATCAAGAATTAGCTGCTTTCGCCCCTTGACGTATTCATCAGCGGACACGAGGGCACGGTCAAATGTCGATTCCAGCTCCGCGATGAGCGTCTCATTTTCTGCCAGGAACACGCTCATTTCAGATCGGATCACCTCTGACACGGGAAGAGTTGCCACTGGCCTTTTGGCCTTACTTTCCGATTCGCCGCCAGATGCCTTCGCGTTCTCCTTCTTGGCTTCCGTGTTCTCCTTTATCGCCTCGGTTTCATCTTTGGTCGCGCTCTTTGCGTTCTGGGTCCGCTCCAACATCTTAAGCATGTTGTCGGCCAAGCCGTCAGTAACCAGCGCCAGCTTCGCGGTTTCATTTCCGAGTTTGTCCGTTTCGAGTGCCGCCAGCGCCTGGGATTCTCCGAATTCGTCGATGCTGTCACGGACCTTTGCAAGTTCTGGCATCGCGGCACGGAATCCTTGCGTCGCGGATTTGAAAGCCGTTACAGGGTCCAAAAGGTTCATAGCCGCCGCCAGATCCACAAAGACCGTGGCAACCGCCGCCGCAAAGGTGCCTATGTCGTGCAGGGCCCGCTTCAAGGAAACAAAAACCAAAACCGTATTCCCTGACGCTCTCATCACACCCGCAAGCATCCTGACAAGAAGCGGCCCGATAACCCCAACAGCGTCTATGACCTGATCCTTCGAGCCTCGCAGGGCCTCGGTCATGCCCTTCAAAAACTGCTTTATGGATTCCCCGTACTTGTCAAAAATGTCGATCTTGATGGATTCGACAACCGATTTCCACTCCTTCCATGCGGCAAGGGTCGTGGAGCGCATTGTGGTAGCGAGAGTAGTCGAAGCCCCCTCCGCCTTGTTGATCTCCTCGACGTACTTCCGGATAGCCTTTGTTCCCACACCGAGAAAGGAGTTGATGGCCCGGCCAGCCCTATCCCCGAAGAGTTCCATAACTTCTTCGGTCGTAGCCCCTTGCTCTTCGAGTAGTTCAAGAGCCTCAACAAGCCCCTTGCTTGACCCATCTGCATTCCGCGCTGAGACCCCGTAATAGTCAAAAGCCTCCTTCGCTTGAATAAACGATTGAGCAAGCTGGGTTCCGGCCATGGACCCCTTAATTCCGTTGTTGCCCAAGATGCCGATTAACGCACTGGCTTCCTCGATGGAATAGCCGAAGCCTGCCGCTGTTGCCGCGACATACTTCATACTTTCGGACATGAGTTCGATATTCGTATTCGAGGTAGTGATGGTTCGAGCAAAGACGTCATTGACCCGGCCCGTTTCTTCCACCTCAAGCCGAAAGGCTGAAAGCGTGTCCGTGGCAATATCTGCGGCACGGCCAAGCTCGATCCCGCCAGCCGTGGCAAGATCGAGCATTCCTGGAAGCGCCGTAATCGACTGCGAGGCCGTCATTCCGGCCATACTGAGAAACTTTAGACCCTCTGCGGCCTGGGATGCGGACCATTCCGTACTCTCGCCCATTTCACGGGCAACAGTTTCAAGCGCTTCAAATTCAGCCTTCGTTGCCCGCGTGATCCCCTGGACTTCGGCCATGGTCTGCTCAAAAGCAGCCCCAGTCTTTGCGACACTGATTGCACTCCAGGCAACACCGATCCCGGCTATCGCAGTTTTGAGCGAAAAAAAGGCCCGTGAAACTCGATGCCCTGCGGCTTCCAGCTTCGACAGGCCCTGGTTCACCTTCCCGACTTCCTTGGTCGCTCGATCTCGGGCCTTGATCAAGACCTCTACTGTGTTGCTACGAGCCATTTAGCCACCGAGTGAATGTTTTTTGGTCCATGAGTGACCCGTAACGAACGGCAAGTGCTAAATCCTTGATCCGTTCGTCACGGGCCGTCTGATTGCTCTCAACTGCCTTTATGAAGGTTCCCCATCCGTAACCCCATACGTCGCGGTGTCCCGCTTCAATGAGGCGAAAAACAGGGTCATAAAGTCTTTTTGCATCGCCGCTGCAAGTTCTTTCAGGATTGCGCCCAGACCGACCGCCTGGGCTATCCTGAAAAAAGCTGAATTGACCTCCCGCCACGCCTCATAAACGGTAACCAGATCGGAAGGGGCCATGGATTTCATGTCATCAATGGTCAAATCTACGGCTTTGGGAAGATGGACTTTGACCAGCTCAAAAAGGTCCATTTTCTCAAGGTCTCCCCCGGCCTCAAATATTTCCAGTACATCTTTGACTGTGAGTTCCTTTACCGTGATTTCTCTATCATCAATCTTGATCGTGCTTCGCTTCCGCATAGAGTCCTACCTTACGCCACGTTGACGGCTTCAAAGAACGGGGAAGAGGGATGGGATGCTCGATCGGCCTGAAACTCGGCTTCCACGGTGATCTGTGCAATATCTTCCGAGATAAATGGTATCTCACCATTAAGAGATATTTCCACGTTCCAGCCGCGCACTTGCCACTTTGGACCGATGTCAGGATTCCCTACAAAGTAAAGTTCCCCCGCCACCGATGACTGTGACAGTGGGGAAATGGTGGCCTTTGTGACTGAGTTAACGGTCGCGGTTACGAAACAAGACGTGGTAATAGACCCCGTTGGCAACGACATAATCATCCCCGCTTCACGGCTTACAATGTAGTCCACACCCTCGGTATAGGTGGTGGTAGGGCTTGTTGCTGCGTCAGTCACAACCACATCAGACAAGCGGATCTTTCCTTCCGAAATGGGCACAAAGCGGCCAGTCTCCACCGCCACCTCTAGCCCGTCCAGCTCCGATTCGGCCTGGGTGGTTTCCACAATGGCTCCACCCATCAACGCCAGATTCAAGTTGGCGGGTGAAAGTTCCTCCAAAGTGATCGAGCTTTTGACCGTCTTCTGGATCACCTTGGACAGATCTTTTTCCTTTGTCCCGGCCATTGAAGAGTAGTGTTCGGACTTCTCAAGTTCGACATTCAACGCAAAGGCGGGGCAGTTTCCAAGGTGAAGGTACCCATCTTCGCCAGAGGGCTTGAAAAAGATTTCACCTTTGCCATAGAGATAGTTTTCCGGACTAGGGGCTTGAGGCATAGTTTTCTCCTGTTTACTTGTTTTTTTTGATAGGTCTGGTTCCGAACCACCACGTCACGGCGGTTGCCGCCAAAAAAAGAAGCATATCGACAGTGGCAGAGTAGATTGTCAGCGCTTGTGTCGCATTGATCGTTTCTAACCCCGCCGCCCTGATAATTGCCTCGGTTTCACTTCGCGTAGCCTGGACAACCCAGACCAGATAAAGTGTCAATCCGGGTCTGACTAACCCACGGACAACATCGACAAAGACAAGCGACGCCTTGAGCCATAGGGAATTCAAGTTGAGGCCTCTGGCATAAGCGAGCCGGTCGGCTTTGAAAGACGCAGCCCGCATGTCGTCGCCGGACTCCACTAGCCGGGTCTCCCCTTCTCGCTCGCTCGCTCGGTCCCGATATTCCCATTCTTTGTCCATCATTTCGAGATCGAGCCTACGCAATGCCAAATCGTGCTTGCGCCTTGCATGGTCCTTCCATATATCCGTAACGTTCGAGATAAGAGATCCCAGAATGCCAGTAATACCGCCGCCGATAAGACTTGAAAAGATCATCAGTACATCTCGCTTATTTCAAGGATGAATGACTCGCCGCACGTGACCTCGGCCAATGAACGCACTGTTTCCCGTGAGTTCAAAACCGCCCTCTGTTTTCCAAGGTACCCGTCGTATTCACCAAGCAAAATGCAACCCTCCGAATGGGACCGCCAGCCCTTAAAAATGTCTCCGGCAAGATTCCCAGAATGAATCAAGATCCCACTTCGCCCCGGAACGTCCTTAATTAAAAAAACTTCCCCGTATCTTGGAGATTGCCGCAATTCAGCGACATAGCCGCCCTTCGGTATGCAAGAAACGTTTTGCCGATTTTCTTTCCACGGCAGTTCAACCGTCCGGCAACAAAAACCGTTAATAGCAAAGACCCCGAAGGTTCCTTGTTCGCCGGTTCTAACTCGAAGTAATTGAGCAAACATCATCTTTCCCAGTCCTCTTGGCATTCAGCGCACCGAATACACGGTGGATAGGCGGCTTTTCGAGCTTCGGGGATCTTTTCTCCACAATCGACGCAATGGGTCGTACCTTCCCCAGGTTGGACCATCAGTGGAATTTCCGCCCACTCCACTGAAAGCTGTGCGATGTCTGCTATATCCATGTTCAATCATTGATCAGGTAGAGGGTTTCACAAAATTTTTTTAGTCGCCCAGATTCGTTCAGGGACTTTCGCATCTGACAAAATTCATCCCACGACAACTTCATTGCCATTCCCACCGTGCCAATGAACCGCCCGGCTTTACTGTACAGGGGCGTTTTTTCTGTTTGCAGGATAACTTTTGGGGACGTATCTTCCGGGCATTCCCTGACTTCGCCAAGTTCAAAAAAACGGCACCGGGCTCTTTTTTCAATAGTGATCACGTCAGAACCAACACAGGTCGTTGTATCTCCGAATGTAAATACTCCCTTTGGAAACCGAATCCTAAAACGCTCTGCCAGCTCTTGATCGGTAAATCCAACCACATCACAGGCGTGATCGCGCCAGAAAAAATTGCACCAGTCCTGACTGGCGAAAAGAAACCGACCTTCTGCATCCTTGTGCCACAAAAAACCGGCAGAGTTCGCCATGGTAATGAGTTGTAGCGAAAGTGATTCATATCCGTCTCGCAACCTGCGCAGTTCGTCCCGCTGCTTCCTCGCTTCGGTCGTTGCGTTCGAGATCTCTTCCGCAATAATTTTAAGCCGCGCCTTTGTAGCGTCCACAGTCTGCCGCTCGTTATCAACTCTACTTTTTGCGTTTTTGAGAAGTCTTAACACTTTTAGCTATCCCAGGTTTTGCCTGATAAGGTTTCGCGCCACCTCTGCGGCCACAAAGAAGAGCACAGCAGACGCACAGGCAAGAACGCGCTTGACCGTCCGAATCTCCGATTCCAGACTATCTACTCGCCTCGGGAGTGCCGCAAGCTCCGCCACAAACTGCTGTGAGGCCGCGTCGATTATATCTAGGGGATCTGGGCTCATGATTAGCCTTCCATAATGTCGATGCGAAAGCGGCTTTCATAAACAGAAACGGCGTTCCGCTGTGAGTAAGCGATTGACTCTGTGCCAACCGGGATAAGGACCCCACCACACACTTTTTGACCTCGTAGCACGTCCGCAATGGCACTAATAAGCGCGTAGGTACCAACTCCCTTTGTGCCACCCCTCCTTGCCGTCTCATCGCCCCTAAACGACCTGTCAGCGGCAAAAACCGACCATTCCATGGTTTCGACCACCCGCCTGTTGACCAGTTCAGATGTGCTCCCAGAGTAATAAAGAAAGATCCCGGGGAAAAAGACGATCATTTTCCCGAAGTCGGGAGATTCAAGCTCACCTTGGTACGCCTTCACCGTCCTAACACCGAGGCTGACCTTCAGCGGCTCAAGCAATGCCAATATCGCATCTTCAATTTCCGACAAACTAAATCGCATACCAACCCACCCGACCTGCGCCAGAGGGGGTTTCCCCCGTGGTCTTGATAAGGGATATCTCTCCCGTCCTTATCTGTTCGAGCATCGCCACAGCATCCTTGTATCGGTCGCGCCGGGTAACAGGCACATCGTCGTAAGCGTGAGCAAAAATCGCATAAACGGCTATGTCACAAGCAATTTTCGTCAATACAGGGGGGAAAGGCTCTTCAAGGGGAAGATCGTATTGCTCGCTGATATAGGTGTCCATCTCTGCGCTTGCCCGGTCCACCGCCTCAACAAGCCTTGCATCGATCATAGACCCGTCCCCCTCGTCGTCCACCAGCGCGTCAAGTTTGTCCTGCATCACAGTATCATAGAGGTCGCTCACTTCGGCGTATGCCATGCTAATACCCTCGTGCCAGATCCTTAAGGTTGATCGCCTCGATCATCTCCATGGGGCCAGCGTTTTTGTCCTGATACCAGTACTTCCGAATATTCCCACTCCGGATGGTGACATCCCAACGGTCAGTGTGTCCGTCATTCATAATCAGGCCAATATCTCCAACCTGCGAGTGAGCCGTAATCAGTGCAAACTGGTGAGCAAGCGGTATATCCGGTCCGAAGCGGAAAGTGACGGCTTGCCCCGTAGCGTGAAAAGACTTTTCGCCGTGGTCGTCAGCCTCCCAGCATTTTTCAATAGTTATCTCGGGATCGCGCCCAAGGACATGAGCCGCGTTTTCATAAAGTTCGTCCATGACACGGACAAGCACTGGTGACGCCTTATCAGGATCTTCGGGCCATTCCCTTCGCACAAAATTCTTGATCAAAGACCAATCGAGCATTGCAAATCCTTGTCATCTTCTTACAATCAGAGGCCCCAAGGCTTAAACCTTGGAGCCTCTTTCGGAGGAAGGTCGCCAGAGGCTACCCGGCAACGGTCGCATAGATAATCCCTTCCGGCTCCCAGAGGACCGGCAGGGGGCGTGACTCGGCAAGCATCCAGAGGGCCGAGGGATCTTCATTCAGCCACGACTTGGCAAAGTATTCAGCTACCACACGGGCATTCGCCTTAAGGTCAAGGATCAAACCATGCTCAAGAGTCCGTCTAGCGTCTTTTGATGCCATAATTGCGGCGTTCGGGTTGACCAGATACTGCGCGTCGCCGTTGGCATCAGTGTATTTCTTGGAGTACCGATAAACGGCTATTCCGCCGACATTTCCGATATAGTTAGACGCAAAATTAAGGGCTATGCTCCCAGCATTCGCCCTTGCCGCGTCAAACCACTTACTGTCTTTCGCCAGATTCAGGAAAGCACTTGCAGCAGTAGAACCAAGCACAAGGGTATCGGCACCCGTGCCAATTCCCTCTCCGATCAGGTCTGACCATGCCTGGAGATCATCAAAGACATCCTGATCCGTCGTCCCTTCAGCAGTCCACAAGTCTTCCGCTGTCGGCTTGTGAGTCACCGGCAACTGATAATCGACTTCAAAGGCTACGTTCTCCTGGGAAACAGTGATAGTGCCAGTCATTGCCTGGGCACACATCCACTCTTTGGTAACGTCGATCCGGTTTTTGAGATCGGCAAGCTCTTCACCCACCTTGCGCTCACGCTCCCGCGTAATATCCCCACCCTTTGCGTAAAAGGTTCCGCTGGGTGCCCGGTTAGTCAGAAGCTCCTGGGCCCCGAACTCCTTTTTCGGCCGGAGCCGGGGAGTCTTGACCGAACGCATTTCCCGACCAAGTTTCGAGACTACGGTTCCCCCCTCAATAGGGGATACAAAGGGAACAACCTGTTTCCCACCGATAGTAATATCAACATCGATAGTATCAGACTGGTTTGTCTTACTCTCGGGGAAAAACATGTCCTTGAGGAAGTGCGGAGCGGGTTTCCTGCGGTTGATCGCCGCTGTCATATTCCGCCACTTGAATTCGTCAAAAGTAATACTCATTATCAGCCCTCCTAGACGTGATAGATTCCGACGGCTTCGAGGTCTGCGAGGGCTTGCGCCTTTTCCTCGTCAGTGATGCCGGTATGGGTAAATACAAGATTGTCGGCCACGACAACCCCGTGGGCCAGGGCCACAGCCTTTTCGTTCCCAGATGCGGGGACTGTCACGTCTTCGAGTAGGACAGTAACGGCAGTCTGTTTTCCGCTGCTGCTGTCTGGATCGAGCCTCTCATAGGTTCCACCCTCAACAGTAATGGTGAACGTATCTCCCTCATCGAAGTCCTCGGCACCGTCAGCAAGGGTAACGGCAAAGAACCCATTATCATAGGCGGTCCCCACGGTCAGATCCGCATGGACACCAGTCTTCGATCCGACGACAGAAAACGTGCCTGCATCGAGCGATTCCGCAGTACAGGTCAGGGTAAATGTTTCAGGCACGGCCGCACTCTTAAGGGTTACGGTGCCCATAGCGCCGTCGCCGACATTCTCACTACCTTCGGTCACCGTCGTGCCGAAGGCTCTTGCCAAAACGGTTCCGCACTTGAGCGTAAGGGTTGCGCCTACGGACTTAAGCGTGATCGGCTTCTGTACTACGGGGTGATCCCCCAGGACAGAGGTAACCGTTTGGCTTGCAGTGGTCATTCCAAGTGTCTGTGTCATGTGTTAGCGCCTCCCTTATTCTTCGCCGCTCATGCGCTTGAGCATTTCAGATACATCGTCCGGGGCTCCCGCATCCCCCTGCTTGGTGCCCTTGCTGGACTTTTCGATAGCGTCCAGACGGTCCGAGATCGACTTGAGGGCATCGGCTACCGCGTCAGTCTTATCGCCGTGTCCCTTCTTGTCTTCACCGGCTTCGTCACGCTCTTTTGCGGCTTTTTCCAGTGCGTCAATTTTTTCCGTCACCGGCTTGAGCGCGTTTTCCACGGCCTCTTGCATTTCCTTCTTGTCCATTCTCGTCTCCTGCGTTTTCAAAAGGTTGATAATTTTCTTTAGAACTCCGGTGTCATCTGACTTTTTTATCGGCGGGGAATCCAGCGTTCGCTTTGCCGTTCCAGCCATTGATATTCCCTGCACGTCTCCATTCTTTACAGCGTCCCAGGTGTCGTCATCTTCGACTTTGATTCCTACGACCCAAGACCCCTCCCTCTCTTTCTTAAATCTGCTATCCTCGCCACAAAGCACCCACGACTCGGCCACGTACACACCTTCCACCGGAGCAAAGTCATGCTCCACGTCAACATGATGCTGGGCCATGGTTCGCAGAAAGGAGTGGGCCGCTTTTTCGATCTCATCTGCCGTGGTCCAATCACCCTGGGAGTCGATTTCTTCCGGGGCATACACAACCCCATAAACAATCCGCTTCTCTTCGTCGGTCTTGACCAATCGGACGCTTGAGTCCAGCGTTTCCCCTGGCCCCTTGTCTGACTTCCAGACGATAGATCGCCGGTTCGCGCCGCGCTTTACAAGAGATATAAAGTGGACCTTGAGCCCGGTTAGCTTATTCGTTTTCATTGTTCACCTTTGGGTTTCGTTTTTCCCCGAAATGCTATCCAGCAGGGTGTCATGTCCAGTAGCAATATTTCTATTTTGTGCAAACCAGAAAGAATTGTCATACAAATAGTAAACAAGTGTGCATAAGAACACTTGAAAAAACCGGAGGTAATTCTATGTCAAGTAGCGCATTTGGAGGGGCAAAGACGGTACTGGTAGCCAAGTCCGAGCCGATCAAAAAAACGTCCGCACAGACCATCCCGGAGGGTGTTGACGTCATACCGCACCCCTTTTCCGAGGAATACGGGGCTCTAATCCCTTACTTTGCTTCGCTCCAAGACAAACAATCATTCCACGGATTGTCGCTGGCGGTGAAGACAACTACATCGTTTTGTCTGGGGATAGATTCGTTGTCTGAAAGCCAGGACAAAATAGATCACCGGCTGGCGGTCGTGAATGAATACGGACAGTCGTTTTCTGACGTGATGCGGCAGGCGGGGATGGACTTCCACGCTTGTGGTGCGGGCGCTATCGAGGTCGTGCCAGATACAGCCGGTCGGCCCGCCGAGCTATACTACCTGCCAGCAGACCGCGTGTACTTTCGACCAAGGGGGGCATCAACCCCTTTCATGTACCTTAACGACGAAGGGGTGATGGAGCCGTGGCCCGCATTCAAACCGGGTGAGCGGGACAACTCGATCCTCTACCTCCCCAACCAGTCAAACAGGCATCGACTTTATGGCCTCCCAGACTGGACTGGTTGCCTCCCAGACATCGAGCTCGACTACTATGCTACACGATACAATCAGAACTTTTTCCTAAACAGCGGGATTCCCGATCTTGCGGTGATCGTAGAAGGGGGGTCATTCGATGAAGACACGGAAACGGCCGTTCTTTCGTTCCTCCAAAGCAATATAAAAGGCCTCGATAACTCGCACAAAACGCTTTATCTTCCCATCCCGGATCAGGACGTGAAAGTTCGCTTTGAGAAGATCGCAGGGGATATGAAGGATCGGGATCTATCCTTCGAGAAGCTACGACTCCAGTGTCGCGACAATATCCTTTCTGCACATCGCGTACCCCCAAGAGTTGCCGGGGTCGTCGCATCTGGACAGCTCGGCGGTGGTGGGGAGATTTTTGGTCAAATTCAACTGTTTCAAGAAACAACCATTCAACCCTATCAAGTCGCATGGGAACGCCGTCTAAACCAACTGTTTGGGGCCATGGGTCTCGGAGTATTCCGCTTTGCGAAGATGGACGGCAACTTTTCAGAGCCCCCGAGCGCATACTATAGCGCCATGATCGGAAGCGGTGTGCTGACAATCGATGAAGCCCGGGAAGAGTTGGGGTATGCCCCCTCCGATACCGTAGATACCACCCCGGAGGAAACCTTGACCGACGCACTCAAATCATTCCGCAAGTCCGTGGAGATATAGGCATGGACATCTCGACCCAGATAGCACTCCAAATAGCTGAAAAGGTCCGGGCAGAAGCCACAAAGACGGGTCAAATTCCGTTCAGGACAGGGGACTTGAGAAAGTCTATCCAAGCAAGCGTTGAGGGCGTTGGTGCGGCCTCAGTTGGCTCGAACCTTCCATACGCCAGAGCCGTGCATGATGGAAGGGGTCCCCTGACAATCCGCCCGAACATTCAGAAAAACCCCCCTCGTGGAGAACGGAAAAAATATCACTCAAAAAGCTGGTACCAACAGAACCCGGAAAGGGCGCGTCTGCGCTTTGTAATCGGTGGAAGGATCATTTATGCCCGAGAGGTCCACCAGCCAGCAAGGAAGGGACAGCCGTTTCTAACTCATGCAATAAACCGTGTGAAAAAGGGGGGCTTCGACTTCTTGAACGACTTACTTACAAGGCACTACGCCCCGAAAGTCGTTCACCAGATCAAAAAGAACATCGAAGTGAACCTCACATGAAAAAGCCCCCGGCTCGATAAAGAACCGGGGGCTTTTTTCTGTCTGTTTTCAACCGGGAGCAGGCACTTCCCGAAACTCTGCAACGGTGATCGTCCGGCACCTTGCATGATAAGGCGGCAACCCGACTTTCCCATCTCGGACAGCTTCCTCCCTTACTTGGGAGTCTTGCAGTTTCCGCCCCTGGCTTTCCGTGAGCCAAGGCCAAGCCTCCTTGATCGCATCCTTGTCTTTAGATGCCGATGCCTCCAGGTAGTTATCCGTGAATTGCCGCAACCTACGAACGCTGATTACCTGCCCATTTAAGGCCCTGCAAATTTCAGTTGTCCGATCATCAATCCACGCCTGGACCCGGACAATCTTTACTCCGGCCTGTTCGTAACCGCTGACCCGTCCGATCTCCCGCATTTTTGTTGCCGTGTGATCCGCAAAAAAATTCCAGTAAGATCTGGACCGCCGGACCACTCCCGTCATCGCTTCTTCGATACCCCACGACAGGTCCTCTCTCGTCATTCCATCCGTGAAGAAACTCGCAAGCTCCTTCTCAAGTGGCTTTTCGATATGATCCCCATAGTGTTCCCCTATCCAGAACATCGCCTCATTGGTCAAGGTTTTAAGCGCATTTGTGTCCTTGCGTCCAAACTGAATCACCGGCAACGAAATTCCTGGTTCATCGTCGGCCTTTGCAAAAGCGACCCCCTCAAGCGCAGAGTTTGCCCCATGCGTATATGCGGCTTCTAGCAACTCGAATACGGGGCGCTTCACTTTTCCCGGGTATTCACCCTCGAAACACTGCCGGAAGTGTTCTTTCATATCGTCAACAAGGTCTGACAGGTCGCCTCGGTATCGTTGAACCATTCGCGTTGCGTCAACAGTCGCCTCTCTGGTCTGTCGAATAAAGGCGTCGTTTAAGACCTTGAAGAGTTCTTCGACGGTTGCATCGAAGTCTTTGGACTGGGCGCAAATAAAGGCCTGGACAAGTTCAGCGAGCTTTTTGGTGTTCTGCATTGGTGGTTTCCTCATAGGTTCTGAACCGGGTCGCGCAGTCATTGCAAATTCGGTATCGCGAAAAAACTGCCATCATATCTTTCGTTCCACCCAGGATGCGCGTGTCGATGCACCCGCAATTCGGGCACCGCCTCGATTCTCTGGTCTCATTAAGAGACTTGCACCAAGCGCAGCGCCTGATCCTAACGACCATCCCGCCCCTGGCTTCACGATATACGACTTGATCCTTTGTTCTCCCACACCTCGGACACTTCATGTCACCCCCTGACCGTTTTGCCACCGGATATTACGCGGCCCTTTTTCAACTTCAGGTACTCAAGCGCATGGCTCACCGTATCGACCTGATCGTCGTGCTTCCCCGTTGGAAACAATGAGATTTCTTCGATGAAATCATTCAACCATGGAGCCGCTACGGGCAGGAAAACGCAACCAGACTCTACAAGTGGAGATATAGCCCTCGCCCTCTGCTCCTTATCTCTTGCCCCGACCTTTTTGGCAATTACCGGCACCTTGAGCCTTCGATCCCTTTTTAGATCCTGCACGATAGATTTTCCTGAACTCATGTATTCAACAAGCACGGCATCCGGCTTCCACTTTTCATACTGCTGGATCACGGCCCTTTTTAGATCCGGATACTCAACCCGATTTCGGTAAACGTCGCGCAGATAATATCCGGAATCGCATTCATCCCAAGTGCTACCCACGGACCAGTCCGCACCATCCTTGGACTCGTAGGCCGTGTCCCACGCCTGAATTCTCGTTGAATGTTTTGCCGGTGCAACGCGGTAATACTTCCACCACTCGCGGAGAAAAATTCCGCCAGATGTAGGAACGGGTTGCTGTCCGAACTGCCCGGAATAGCCGAAGGTCCCCATGTCAACCTTTGCATCTCGCAGGATTTCGGGAGTCAACCTGATCGGATCTAAAAGCCCACCATTCTCCCGATATTTCGCCTCAAGTTCGGGCGGTTTGATCGGCCAATTATCATCGGCGGGCAAGCAGATGTGCCGAACAGCCTTGTCTGTTTTCGCAAGAATCGCCCCCGTACAGTCATCCTCTGCCAGCCGCTGCATAATAAGGATTATCGGCGTTACAGCTTTGTCGACCTTGCGAGTGGACAGCGTCTTTTCCATCCAGTCATTCGCGTTTTTCAACTCCGTTTTAGACGCAGCCATCTTCGGATTCAGTGGGTCATCAATGCAAATGATATGGGCATGAACACCCGTCACCGTCCCACCTACAGAGGTCGAAAACCGCTGGCCGCCTCCCCTCACCCGATAATTGCTTTTGAGGTCTTTCGACGGAAGAATTTGAACCTCCGGAAAAAGCGCTTGAAACTTATCACTCCTTAATAGATCACGAGTATAGTCCGCATGCTCAAGCGCCAACGCCTCAGAATACGAGCCGGTGATGAATCGCAAGGAAGGGTCAATAGTCCAGGCCCAGGCTTGAAGCATCTGCACCGCAATCGTGCTCTTGGTCGTCCCCGGCGGAATATTGATAATGACATCGCATTCTTTCGGTTCCCTCCGGACAACCCGCTCAACAACGGCTTGAAGTTCATCGCATAGGTATTTGATATGCCAGTTGTAAACCGGCGTTTCCTGGATGATGGTGTCCCAAAAATAGCAAAGAAACTTGAAAAAACTACTCCGGCAAAGACTCGCATCGTTCGCATTTCTCGCCTTCTCCTGAGCCTCCAGGAGCCGCAGCAATTCCAGCTTTTCGCGTGAGCTCAACGATTCTAGCTTCAATCTCCGCCTCGGTCATGTTCGTTATGTTGATTTCCCCTGTATGCCTCGTTTCGACCTGCTGCCTCTCGATATATCCCCTCTCTTTGCCCTTGCATTTCAGGTAAAAGCAGATCGCCCCGAGGTTGCCGTTATTGATTTCTTTGATCAAACGATGCTCCGCAACATCAAGGTACGACTCATCAATCTGTTTTTTCACCTCCTGCAATCGCGGACTACGCTTAATCCGTGCATAGATATTGCTTGGCGTAACGTGCAACCCCAAGGCAACCTTCGAGACGAACCCCCCCGACTTCCGCAATGCATCTTCAATTTGCTGTACTGTAAGCGACACGACACCCCCTTTTTCTGTGCATCAACATTTTCAACGGTCACGGCTTTTTGTGTTCTTCCCGCAGCAACTTCGGGGTCGCATTGTTCCAGCAAACCCGATGGTGTAGCCTGCGCCCCTTATGCCCCATCGTCGCAACCTTCACCGCTGACGGGCAATACATGACAGAATAAAAACTTTTCAGATACGTGCCGGATTCGAGGTAAACATCGGTCATCCCTCCTTTGTTTGACTGCGTAGTCTTCTGGTTCAACATGACATCGGGAACCGTAAGGAACACATCTCCCTTAAGCCCTTGCAGGACATACGTGTTCACGTCCTCATTGATCCTACCAACGAACGTAATTGGCCTTTCGACATCACAGAAAAAAGAATTCATAGCCTTTCGCTTCAAAAACGGAAAAATCCTCTTCGTTACAACAGACGAATCTTTCCCACCAAGCAGGTCCCCCCCTTGGGCAAAGGTAACCGTTTTCGCATTCGTCGATTTCAAAAACTCCAGGAAGGCGCTTACGATTTCGTCAAACGATAAGACTACCTTATGAAAAAAAAGGCCGTCACTGATCCCCGTATACGAGAAATAAGTATAGTCATCATCGAGCTGTAAAAAATACCGATACCCAAGATCCCTAGCAATATCAAAGCATGCATTTCTGGCGTAGACAATAGTTTTCCGATCCTCGAAGTTGTCGCCAGTGTCAAACTTCTTTGCGATATCCACTTTATCGAACACGGCTACATCAGGGAACTTCTCTTTATACTCGTCAATAGTTGAATCCTCATTGTCCACAACCACAACGATCTTCCCGGTGTATCCGGCCTTTTGCAGTGAATTATAGGTAATTACGTTGCCAGCCCTACCGTGTGACAAAATAAAAACGCAAAAGTCCTCACTCATCTCCATGGTCCTTGATCAGGTTTTTTTTAATCTTCTCCGTCAACACGACATACCCATTCTCGTACGCTTTTTGGAAATCAATAATAACGAGCGCAAGCATCTCAAACACCTCCTGTAGTTCCCGATCTGAATTTGCATAAAAATCGGCAATCTTATCAAAACGGAAAACAGTCATTCGGTCTGCGGCAGCAAGGAGAAAGTTCTCAATTTCGGAAGGAAAGTTGTGTTCAAGAATTTCGCCCTTGAGGGTGTCACTCTTTTCTGTATCATACAGCTCTGAAATTTCGGGGATGATGTCTCCGGGCTCATACATCGGGACCTTGATGTCCGAGCTGTACCTATCCACGTCCTCGGTTCCACTCCCTTCCCCGACTCCAAAGTCCCCGAATCCAATCATATCGAGGTCAAAGTCCATCGCGTCCAGCCCCTCAAGCTCAATGGCAAGGACGTCTTCATTCCACTCCACACCAACCTCGGCCAACCGATTGTCGGCCAGGGTATAGGCTTTTTTCTGCGCCTCGGACAAATGGCACAACTCCACACAAGGAACCTTCGTCATTCCTAGTTTCTGGGCCGCCATTAGCCGTCCGTGCCCTGCAATAATCCCATTATCACCATCGAGTAGGATGGGGTTGTTAAAGCCGAATTCCTTTATCGATGACATGATTCTTGTAATCTGCTCTTTGGAGTGAACCTTAGCATTGTTCACATAGGGAACAAGCTCATCAGTATTCTTCTGCACTATTTCCAGAATGCCTAGCTCTTTATGTATCGCGTCATTGCCCAGAATCATTTTCCCTCACAAGTTTATATATTTAGCTATTTCTTCCCATGCCGCTTCCGCAGAGTAGCAGATCACGCACTTCCGACCTTCTGACGAAAGGGCTCGCATCCACGCCTTTTGCTCTTTAGTCGGCTTGTTTTTTCCGACCTTCATTTCGATGTGAAGCCCGTGAAAGCCTCCACGTGCAATGGGTAATTCCAGGTCCGGAACTCCGGGTTTCACACCTTCCCGCTTGAGCATTTTTGCCGTGGCTGGATGCCTCCAACCACCATTCGGGATCGCGTGGAGCAGTTTTAGCTCGGGCCATTTTTGGCAGTGTAGGCTGACTAAATCCATCAGCGCCGTTTGCTCTTCATGTTCTGACGTTGCCGACGTTCTTGCATTTTTTATCTGCATCGCGGTTCCTAAAAACGCAGTGATGCCTGTGAGACATCACTGCGTTTTTGTTACGGTTAGAATGGAGCGTCACCTTCCATTGGAGCCTGTTCCACCCTGTGAGAAGGTTGAGCCGTAGGTGGTGGAGCCGATTGTCCTTGCCCCCCCGTTGTAGATTTTGATTCCAGAAACTGGAAGGAGAAAACACGGATCTCCGTTGTGTAGCGATCCTGGCCTTGCTGATCTTGCCACTTCCGAGTTTGCAGCTTCCCTTCGACGTAGATCAAGGCCCCCTTGTGAAGGTACCTCCCCATGGTTTCCGCTGTTTTCCCCCAAGCGTTTAGTCTGTGCCACTCCGTTTGATCGACCTTCTGGCCGTCCTTGATATAACTCTCATCGGTCGCAAGGGTGGCAGTCGTTACCTGCTGACCAGAATTTAGATATTTAGTCTCTGGATCTTTCCCGAGCCGACCTATCAGCATGACACGATTGAGAGATCCGGCCATTTACGCTTTCTCCGCCTCAATCGTGTATTTGCGCCAATCTTTGAGCGCAGCCCTCAATTCCTGAGTTATAGAGCGGGACCTCCGAAGTGCGTTTTTGTTATACTTTCCTTTGGAGCCGTAACCTTCTGCACCGGCCTTTGCATGGTCTTCCCATTCTTGAAACAGTCCATGGATTTCCTCAATTCGCTTTTTCATCGTTCTTCCTCCGTATTTCCGTTTTTGGGCGTTGCGACGCGCTCCGCCCATATATTCACCCCAAAAAGCGCCTGGCATTAAGATTTGCCTATATAGGCGGCGTAATTTGGGGTCACCTGCGTTGCTTTTCGACTAGAATTTTTTGTTTTCGTTTTTCCGTTATCCGGCAATAGGTGTGCTGGTAGTAGTTCGCGTAAAAGCACCCACGCTTGCTGGATAGACAACAGACCTTCTCACACAGCTTAGGATCACAGTCTTCGATCCTTTGCGTACCATTCGGCCCGAGCTTTGGCAGCCCTGACGTTTTCCTTGTAGCTTTTTCTCGGTTTCGTGCCACGGGCCTTCGCTTTAGCTTCTCTGTCCATGCTTCCATGCAACCATCTCCCCACTTTGCTCACGCTTACCTCCGGTAGCTCTGCCATGCAAAGGGGATGATTTTTCCCCCGCCCTCATTGAAGCGATCAAGGGTGCGTTCCCCGACCATCTCCACAAGATCACTTAACCCTAGATTGCTAATGAGAATCGTTGGCAACACTTCTTCATACCGCCGGTTGATCACCCGAAAAAGGATTTGTCGCTCAGTATCGGTTCCAAACTGAACCCCTACCTCATCAAGAATCAAAAGTTCCGGCACAGAGTACCGGGATATAACTTCCTGCTCGGTAAATTCAGATTCACGGCCCCACGTTCGCTTGATGTCCAATACAAGATCTATCAGCGTCGTATAAAGCGCTGAGTGTCCTTCCCCCATGATCCGATGAGCGATCCCACACGCAAGGTGGGTTTTCCCGGTCCCGGGGTTTCCGCAAAAGACAAGGGATCGACCCTGGGCTTTCGTTGTCTTAAAGTCAGCTACGTAGGCCCAGGCTATCTCCAGGACCTTTGCGGCTCGTTTGTCGTGCTTCGTCGCAAAAGTCTCGATCATACGATCACGAAACCTTTTTGGGATGCGTGACGCATATAACCGCTCTTTATGCTTCCGAGAGTTTTCAGCGATCACCTTATCACACTTTTTCTCGTAGCTTTCCTCTGCACACTTCGGGCAGATTCCCAGTGCAACTCCGCCCACGATCCGGGCCTGATATTCCCCATGTTTAGGACAGACCTTTGTCGTGGTTGCAACCTTGCATTCAAAGCTCTGCATACTTAAAGCCCCCATTGTTTCCGTTGTTTCCGTTTTCATGCGAAAAAGAGGTCGCAGAACCCCCACGGTTCCGGCTTCCACCTCGGTCCTGCTCTTTCGCAAGCCAGCCGGTAACAAATCGCTTGATCCCTCGCGGCGTTTTTCGCTTACCGGGATTCCCGATCAGCCACCCAGCCATTTTGCGACATTCGGCCGGAATATCTACGGCAGGGTAGAGGGGTTGCAACTCTTCCACCCAACGCTCTGTCACTAAAAATTCAGAACCATCAACAAGGGACAAACCAACAACAACCGGCGAATCATCGGCAGGTTTTTTCTTTCGTTTTTTCGCTGGCGGCTTGGAGCCATTTTTTTCTGGCTCCGAGCAAGAAGTAGTTAAAGAAGGAGAAGGAGAAGGAGAAGGAGAAGGAGAAGGAGAAGGAGAAGGGGCATTGCTAAAAACGTTTTTAGCATCGCTCAAGCATTGCTCGTTTATGCTCGGAGCATTGCTCGTAGCATTTTTTGGCATTGCTTGACTTGATCCTGACTTTTTCTCCCAACGCTTCCGAGCAGCCTTTTTGGCTTTTTCGGACCGAGCTTTTGAAAATGAGGCGAACTCGTTGTGGTCGATCCAGTCATGAACAATCATCTCCCCACACACATCGTCAATCAACCCAAGACTCAGGAGCGTATCAACAAACGCCCCAGGCTCCCCGCTCCAATCAGCTGCAATTTCCAAGTCTTCACAGTCAACCCCAGACAGGTTCCCATCCGGCTTATTGATAGCGACGTACCCCCACAGCCGGACCAAATTGAAAAACGCACGATCCCCAAGCCGTCGCATCAGCTTAATGATCTTCGGGTGGTCCGTGATGGCCACCGAGATTCGAAAGTCTTTGTTCAATTCACAAACCCCGATCCCTATTTAGTTGACATTCCCGGCCACGATGCATAGGGTTGTACTTCAAAGCCGGGTGACTGGTTCCCCCACGATCCAGCCGCCTTCCCCTCCGCCAAGTTAGAGGGTTTTGTTTCCGTGTACCCCGGGCGTCGTTGCCCGGGGTTTTCTATTTGAACAACCAGTGATCCCGCCCCAATGTTTCTGGGAACATAAAGACCTCTGGTTTTGTCTCTTCGCCAAACGCAAGTAAGACCGCGCCGCTCAATCTTTGGGCGGCCTTCTTTGTTCTGACTCCCTCTTTCCTAATCCGGCTCATCCTTTGTCGTGAAACCCCGAGGGTATTTGTTAACTGCTGAATTTTATTCATATTTATACCTCCCGCTTACGTTTAGAATCAAATGTCAACCAAAGAGTAAACAAAGCCACAAGGAATTGCAACCCCTTACTTGACGAACCCTCAAAACAAAAAGGCCGGGTTCATAGTCTATGAACCCGGCCTTGATGACTAGAATTTCGATGCTGACGACTCCAGGCTTCTCACTACTCTTAGAGATCATGTCACAGAGATCAAGAAGAAGCTTTGTGGGTAACATCACGTGTATATAGCTCTCCGGGGAACAAATACCGGCCAACCCGAGCTATATAGGGTCGCCTTGCGTATGTACTCCACTTTGCCCGGTAAGCATCCTCCCACGACTCATACGTCCCCCGAACGACCCCACAAATGGGGCCGCTCCGCTCTGCGAGGTCGATCAATGCGTAATACATGGTCGCCCCCTTATTGAGCCGTTGCAATTTCACGCCACGAACCTTCCGGCATGGTGACGATCTTTCCGCCCAGGGCCTCTAAATCAGTTGCCCTGTCATAACTCTCAACATCAACGGCGGTCCTGGTCACAGCGTTTGCTACGCCCCATTTTGACAGGTCGCCCCCCTCTATCAGGTGTCGAATGACGGAGGCCTTCTCCCCGTCACGAAGTCCCGTTCGTTTTTGTAAGATTTCAATCCCTCGAACCGGATCACCTTCTATATCCTGCCCGGCCGCCTCCCGAAAGGTGTCGAGGATCTTGTCGAAAGAGTCCTTGTGCCCAAGAGCACCAACGACATCCCGGACCTGCATAAAAAACGCCTTGTCCGAGGCTTCGAGCGTATCGTCCCGGAGGAAGACACCTTCCTGCTGAATCCGACCCCCCAGGTGCATTTTTTTGATCCCGAACTTGGATTCAGCCTCATTCACGACCATGCCATTCGTGCACACTAACCGATTGACAAACGGGGTCACTGCCAGGGCTCCAAGCCCAACCTCTGAATTTGTGAGCATGACCCCAGACTCAACCACGTCGCCGGGCGTTACCTCTCCCCTACACTCGGGAAAAGTTGCCTTGATATAAAGGCGGGATTCCGTAACCTCCATCGACGCGAGTTGCACATCTCCGCTAGTCAAGATCGGTAGCACCGACTCTAAAACCTGCTCGTTGTCCAGGATGCGATACTTATCAGACAAAAACGCCCTAGCAAACGCCCTAGCCGATCCACCCCGCGTCCGAACCATCCGCCGTTTCGGTTCCCTTGTGAGAAGGGCGTTGACATCGTTTACCAACAGATCCCGGTGGAACCCCCACAGTCGGTCATAGTAACGCCTGGGGATGTTCAGGTGCGCCGCCATTTGTCCATGAAAGTGTTCACCGATGACAAGCTCTCTGTCCTCAATTTTGATGGTGCCATTTTCAGAAAGAGTGATAGCCGGGGTGTCGCAAATGATGTCTTCTTTTGCCTCTGCCTCTGCGATGATCGTCTTTGCCAGTTCTTCGAGATTGCTTTTTCCTTGCTTCATGACTGCCTCCGTGTGTTGAAAGATTAGCTCAAGGTTGTTGTTTCCGTCGTTTTAGATTCCAGCCTCAAGTTCGCGTTGGTAATCTTCAAACCACCTCCGTGCGAACTCTGCCGCTTCCGTTTGAAACTCTTCGATATAGGCCACATCTTCCGGATCTTCCGAGAGGCACCTGACCCGCTCCACCCACATGTCGAACCCGACAACCCGGTCCCCGAACAGGCGGTCCTCGAACTTAAGGTCGGCCTGGATCGGGATACCATCGTAATTGAGGTCGATGTCCATTAGGACCTCAATAGAAACAGCAGGTATTCAGTCCTGACGTTCCCTTCACTCATGCCGGCGTCCACACTTGCCCCGGCCAGGGTCAGCCTAATGGCGTTAATATCCATGTGCTGGGACATTTCGGCAAAGTTTGCTACGTCCTGAACTGTGTGTGCGGGGTTGATTTCTACTGTCTTCGTAATGTTTGCCATTTTTAGCTCCGTGGTTGAGGTTTTGTGCCCATGTTGAGTTTTAAGTAAACAACCTGGTTTCCATTGTCAACCAAAAAGTAAACATTTATGAAAAGAATTTTATTTCCGGTAAACCCACGCATGCAAGTGGTTTGGAAAGTGCCCGACACGGAAATGAAACTGACCACACAGTCTGGACCGAAAGGAAATCTCCTCTTCAGGTCCGACCACCTGCTCGACGGCGATCCCTGCGTTTTCAGCTTCAACAATGACAGACTTCTCAACGATGTGATGGTCCACGATTTCGACTCTATACGTTCTCACGATTTCCCCCTGTTATGAAAAATTTTCGTCAAATACCCAAGCATGACGGTGCCGAGGCTGGACCCCGATATAGAAATGCTCACCACCGTCAAAGTTGTCTCGATAGGTCAATTCATCCGTTCCTGCGATCAGTTCCAAGGCCCCAGCCGGAGACGCCGCCATGACGCCCTCTGTGACCGTGCAGTCGCAATGATCGTGTATTTCTACGGTATATGCTTTCATATCTTAAACCCCCTCGTAAAGCCGCCAGCCAGTGTTCTGCGGCCAGCCCATGATGTTATGAATTGCTTTGTTTACGTCATCCGGATCAAACCCGAACAGGTCCCGGATGTCCTTTGCCGTTGCAGGCCGAGACAGAAAACCGTTTTCCAGTAAAAGCCCATGGTCTTCGTATTCACAGCTCTTGAAGACCAACCGTTCACAATAACCATTGACCGGATTAAGCTCGACCTCGCCGAACTCAATGACCGTGCCGCGAACCTTCCGATGACCATTCCAATCGGTGGGGTGAGTGATGTTTGCCATGGCTGCCTCCGTGTTGAGAGTTCGCCCCCCCTTGAAGAGGGGGCGTCTTTGTTTTAGCGGGTCCGGATGTCTGCGATTTCGTTGATGAGTTCGGTGCGTGTCATGATCTTCTCCGTGGTTGAGGTTTTTGTGTCCGTGTTGAGTCCTTTGTATACGTTTTGATTGTCGTTGTCAACAAAAAAGTTTACAAATAACAAAAAAAAGTTTACAAAAAACCCCCTAGCCCTTGATGCACAAGGGTTGGGGGGTTTCATTTTTTTTCTGAAAAATCGATATATTGACGATAGAAAGCACTCAATTCAGCCTTTTTGTCGGCACACATCAAAAAAGCACCGCAAGCACGGGCCGAACCGATCCAATACATTATAGGGCGCGGCAACGTTTCCCTATAGGTTGTCATTTTTTGCCAAAAGTTATCAAAAAACACAAAAAAAGTCGTCAAAAAGGTTTACAAGTGAATCGGTTTTGTTTACAAAAGATACTCACACGGCAACACATAACCCAAGGAGGAAAGATGAGGCTTTCGGTTTCACAAATAGGGACCTTCGCCAACTGCCCCGAGCAGTGGCGGAGGCGTTACATCGAAGGGGAAAAAATACCCCCAGGGATTGCTGCCCACGTGGGCCAGGGAGTCCACAAGGGTGCAGAGGTCAATTGGAGGGCCAAAATTCAGACCGGACAGGATGAGCCCCTGGACGTTGTTCTGGATGCGGCCCGGGATGGGTATGTCCACGCCATGCAAGGCGGGGTGTACGTCCCGCCAGAGGGAAAATCGTCATTCAAGAAGGACGCGGCAGAGTCACTTGATCGGGTTATCAAAATGGCCAGGGTGTTCCGGGAAAAATTCGCCCCGGCTATACGCCCAAAATTCGTTGAAAAACGGATAGAATTTACGGACCCGAGGACGCCGCACCTGTCGTGGCTTGGTTTCCTCGATCTTGTGACGGAAGACGGGCGCCTTTCGGACCTCAAGACGTCTGCAAGGGCGTGGTCTCAATCCCGCGCTGACAGCTCGATCCAAGCCTCGGCTTACTGGCGTTTCCTACAGGAGGTTGAGGGCAAGCCGCCAGAGAAGATCACTTTTGACGTGATCTCTTGCGGAAAGGGTGCAGCAAAACTCACGAGCCTTGAAACAAGCAGGACTGCCCATGACTGGGACGCTCTGCTGCTCCGTGCAGATGCCATGATCAGAATGGTTGAAGCGGGGATCTTCCCCCCAGCAGAACCCGGCTCTTGGCTCTGCGGTCCAAAATGGTGCGGATATTATTGGACTTGCCCATACATTCCCGCACACAAAAAAAATCGGAGGTAAGCATGGAAACTGGAATGGATTTTTTGGATGCAGTACCTGTCATTTCCGGCAGCAACGATGACGGCAACGGCCAGCAAAAACAGGCCCCGGCGGTTCAACCAACAAATTCCCAAGAGGCTATCGTGGCCGCAGGAGGAACACTTCAACGAACGCAGACGCAATACACCACGGCAGTAAGCGTTCAAAAGCCCAGAGACCTCGACAGAATCGTCAATACGGTAATGCGGGAGGCTCGTTTCGCAGGTGATTCCTGGTACTATTCCTGGACCGTCAAGGGAAAGGGTGGTCGGGGGTCCGTCGAAGGGGGATCTATCGGTCTGGCATACGCATTGGCCCGGCTCTGGGGAAACTGTGTGGTCGATATTGACCACGATCGAAGTTCCGGCATGGACAAATTCATCGCTAGATTCGTTGACCTTGAAACCGGGTACACGACAACCAGACTTTTCCGGGCCAAACATAACCCTCTTGGAGGCGGCTATGATGCGGCAAGGAAAGATGACATGGCTTTTCAAGCCGCGCAGTCAAAAGCTATCAGAAACGTAATCTTAGCCGGCGTACCTCGCTGGATGGTAGATGCCGCCGTGCAGGAGGCAAAAAAAGCTACACTAGGGGCCATCGACAAGGTGGGACTTCATCAGGCCAAAGACGCTGCTGTGCGGTTCTTTATCGGCTACGGCGTACCGATGGAGGGATTAGAGCAGTACCTCCACAAGCCCAAGGATGACTGGACCACCGAGGACGTGGCACATCTCCGAGGGGTCGGGTCGCAGATCCGAGATGGAGCGAACCCCCAAGAATTCTTCAACATGGAAGCCGGGAAAAAGGAAGAACCGAAGCCTGAACCGAAAAAGGCGGTCGAGCAGGAGCGGAGAAAGCCCATCTCAAAGCCGGAGGAGACCCAAAAAGAACCCAAACCGGCTGACAAGGACGAAGAGCCTAACGCATCAAAACGGCTCACTAAAAAAGAACTGCAGACTCTCCGTGAAGAGTGCGCCCGGACAGCAGAGGCTAACGGACACGACCTTGCCGAGATGGAAGGGAGATTCAATCGGTTTATCGGGCAATGGTCCCAGAAACAATGCCTTGAGGCCCTAGCATACTTTGGCACCCCCAAACAATAACCACGATCTGGTCCATGAAGCCCACAATGTCCGTGGGCTTCATGGACGCTGTTTCAACCATTTTCTGACCGGAACCGAATGGAGAACAAAATGGAAAAAACGGAAAAAATCAAAGACATACCGAAATGCACGATATGCGGCAAGCCGTTCAAAAAAAGGCACCGGTGCCAAAAGACATGTAGCCCCTCATGCTCTGCTGATTACAGTTAGCCGCTGCTGGAGGTAATTATGGAAGACAATAGTTCGATGAATAATATCAACTGGATAAGTGTTGATGACAAAGTCAAACCAAAAGTTGGTCAAGTTGTATTGGCTTTGGCACCAAG